CGCTCGGGCTCGATCTGTCGGCGACCCGCGACATCACCGCCAAGGCGGTGATCGTGCAGACCGGCGAGGTTGAGGTAGAGCGCGTCAACGACACCGGCGCGGCGTACACGGTGAAAGCCCCGACCTTCGACGCTTGGATTGAGGCCTGGACGCCCGGCGACACGATGGCGGCGCGGGCGCTGCGGGACAAGCAGCCCTATGACTTGTGGGTCAAGAAGGGGTTCCTCCAGGCGCCCAAGGGCGAAAACATTGCCTTCGCACACGTCGCTCAGTCGGTGGCGGAAGATGCCCACCACTTTGCCGACGTGATCCTCGGCTATGACCGCTACGCCTACCGCAAGATGTTCGAGCCCGAGCTGAACGCGATCGGTGTCACGATCGAGCAGGTCGAGCACCCGCAGGGCGGCACGAAGAAGGGCAAACCTACCGCGACTATGATCGCGGCGGCCAAGCAACAGGGTGAGGAGGCGGAGGGGCTATGGATGCCCGCGTCGCTGAAGTTGCTGGAGGTGCTGCTGTTCGAGCGTCGTATCCGCTTGCGGCGCAACCCCGTGCTGATCTCGGCGATGATGTCGGCCGTCACCGACAATGACCGCTGGGGCAACTACTGGCTCGCCAAGGAGCGGGCCACGAACAAGATCGACGCGGCGGTGGCGCTCTGCATGGCGGTGGGCGTGATCCATGCCGTCCCCGCTACCAGCGGTATCGATGACTGGATCAGGAGCCTCGGCGGATGAGCCCAAACGGATACCGGCTATCCGCGCGCGCCGCTGCGGTGGAAGCGCGCCAGCTCGAAACGAAAGGCTATCCGCCGGTCGGCTACCCTGGCCTTCTGCCTGGGCAGCAGGACGGCGATAATTTCCGCCGGAACATGGTGACGACGGTCAGCATGGAGCGCGTGACGGACGGCGCTGCGGCGGTTCAGCAGGCCGCCGTGGGCCTGACCGCGACTTGGGCGTGCGTTGGCTTCTGGGCGGGCAACATTGCCTCGCTGCCGCTGTCCGTCATGCGGCCTGGCGCAGGTGGGGTGCCGGTGGAGGACGGTTCGCACCCGCTGGCGTGGCTGCTGCACGACAGTCCCAACTATGACCAGAGCGCCTACGACTTCTGGGAGTTCATGGTCGCTGCGATCGAGTTGACCGGCAACGCCTATGCCGAGATCGTCCGACGCGGCGATGGCTTCGTCATCGCGCTCAACCCGGTGCGCCCTGATGTAGTGAGCGTCAGCCGCACGGGCGCCGGCGCGCTGGAGTATCGCTGGACGGACGCGAGTGGTCCTCGGGTCGTGCCGCAGGGCAACATGCTGCATGTCCGTGGCTTCGGTGGGAACCCTCTGGGTGGATTGTCGCCGCTGGCGGTCTGCCGCATGGCGTTCGCCTCGGCACTGACGATTGACCGCGCGGCGTCGACCGTTTTTGCCAACGGCGTGCGTCCGAGCGGCGTGCTGAGCGCTCAACAGCAGCTGAAGCCGGAGCAGCGTGACCTGCTTGAGCAGCTGTTGCAGGAGAAGTTTGTGGGTGCCGTCAATGCCGGCCGCCCCTTGCTTCTCGATAACGGGGTGACCTGGTCGCAGCTATCGATCGACCCGCACGACGCCGAGATGCTGGAAAGCCGGCGGTTCGGCGTCGAAGAGGTCTGTCGGGTGTTCGAGGTCGATCCGCACCTCGTCGGTCAGACGGCAGGCAACACCACGCTCGGTTCCAGCATCGATAGCCAGACGCTGTCGGTGATGAAGTTTAAGATGCGCAAGCGGCTGAAGCGGATTGAGGGCGCGCTCGCCAAGCAGCTCCTGTCGGTCGCCGAGGTGAAGGCTGGCGTTTCGATCCGCTTCAACGTCGAGGCATTCCTCCGCGCCGATAGTGCGGGCCGATCGACCTTCTACCAGTCGGGCCTGACGAACGGCTGGCTGACCATCAACGAGGTGCGCGCCAAGGAAGGTCTGCCCCCGGTCGCCGGCGGCGATGTGCCGCGCATGCAGATGCAGAACGTGCCGATCACTGAAGCCGGCAACGCTGTTCCAGGAGCCGCGGCATGACCGATCTCGAGTATCGCCTCCCCACCGTTGATGAGGTGCTTGGCGGCGAGACGCAGGGCGGCGTCGCCCGCCCTGGGGTGCTCGACACCGAGTGGGCGGCCAAGCCTTCCAGCTGGGCAGCGCGGCCGAATAACCCGACCCGCTGGCAGGCGGTCAAGCAGCTGCTGCGCATCATCTTCGGAAGAAAGGCTGTGCGATGAACGAGCTAGACTTCCCGCTGAACGTCAAGGAGATCGGCGAGGACGGCTCGATTGAGGGCATCGCGTCCGGCTACGGCAATCTTGACCATGGCGGCGACGTCATGCTGCCTGGCGCCTTCACCAAGTCGATTGAAGGCCGCTCGGCCGTGCCGATGCTGCTGTTCCACGACCAGAAGCGTCCGGTCGGCGTCTGGCGCGACTTCAAGGAAACGCCGGACGGCCTGTTGGTCAAGGGCCGCTTCGCCATGTCGACCGATGCCGGTCGCGACGCGCACGCCATGACCAAGGACGGCGCGCTCGGCGGTCTGTCGGTCGGGTATCGCACGCTGCGCGACAAGATCGTCGGCAAGGCCCGGCACCTCATCGAAACCACGCTGCACGAGATCAGCCTCGTGACCATCCCGATGAACGGGAAGGCGCTGATCACCAGCGTGAAGGGCATCGAGGATGCCCGCGACAAGCTCGCAGCCGGGGACCGGCTGACGGAGCGGGAGTTCGACGCCTTTTTCAAGGCGCTCGGGCTCTCGAACAACGAGGCGGAGCGCGCTGTGCGCGTCAACCTCAAGGGCCAGGGGGAGCCTGGCAGCACGGCCGACGACGATGCGCGCGGCTTCTTGGAAGCCCTGCGCGGCTAACCGTCACCGAAACCAGCGTCGCGAGACGCCGGCCCTCCCATAGATGGAACCTTATCATGACCGAACCGAAGACGGTCGCCGAGTTGGCGGCTGAGACCAAGGCCCTGTTCGACACCAAGCACAACGAGGTGAAGGGCATCGCCGAGAAGGCGCTGGCGGAGGCCCAGAAGGGCATCCCGATGGCCGAGACCGCGAAGGAGCTTGCCGATCAGGCGCTCACCGCCATGAACGAGACCAAGGCGCGCCTGGACGAGCTGGAGCAGAAGGCTGCGCGCCGCGGCTCCGATGCGGAACCCGAGAAGTCGATCGGCCAGCAGTACATCGACAGCGACGAGTACAAGGCGGCATTCGCCAATGGCGCGCGCCAGGGCCAGAACGTCGGCATCGAGGTGAAGACGATCACCAGCCTTTCCACCAACGCGGACGGCTCGGCCGGCGCGATGGTGCGGCCCGAGCGCGTGCAGTCGCCGATGATGGCGCTGCCGCAGCGGCAGATGACCGTGCGCAACCTGATCGCGCCCGGCACCACGGCGTCGAGCTCGATCGAGTACGTGCAGGAAACCGGCTTCACCAACAATGCCGGCATGGTCGCCGAAGGCACGCTCAAGCCGCAGTCGGACCTGAAGCTGGCACTCAAGCAGGCGCCGGTGCGCAAGATCGCGCACTGGTTCTTGGCCTCGTCGGAGATCCTGGCCGACGCGCCGGGTCTGCGGTCGATGATCGACCAGCGCCTGAACTACGGCCTCGACTTCGTGGAGGACGTGCAGTGCCTGAAGGGTGATGGCCAGGGCCAGAACCTGCTCGGCATCAAGCCGCAGGCGACCCCCTATGCAGTGCCGGCGGGCCTGACCGGTTTCGCGACCCCGAGCATGATCGACAAGTTGCGTATCGCGCAGCTCCAGGTCGCGCTCGCACTCTATCCGGCCGACGGTCAGGTGCTGCACCCGATTGACTGGGCCATGATCGAGATGGCGAAGGACGGCCAGGGCCGCTACCTGATCGGCAACCCGCAGGGCACCATCTCGCCGTCGCTGTGGGGCCTTCCGGTGGTCGCCTCCATGGCGCAGACCGCTGGCCAGTTCACGGTCGGCGCGTGGCGCATGGGCGCTCAGCTGTTCGACCGTGAGAAGTCGGGCGTGCTGGTCTCGACCGAGGACGGCGACAACTTCCGCCGGAACATGGTGACGATCCTCGCCGAGGAGCGCCTGGCGCTGACGGTTTACCGTCCGGAAGCCTTTGTCGACGGCGCCTTCGCCAACGCCTGATCGGCCTGACGGGCGGGCTGCGGCTCGCCCGTCCACGGGAGAACCCACATGACCGACAAGACCTACGACGTGCACAAGAGCATGCACGGCGACGGCCGGGACTATGAGCCGGGCGACACGCGGACGCTCGCGGAGGCGGATGCCGTCGAGCTGGTCGAGCTTGGCGCGCTATCGCTGAAGGGCGAGCCACCCAAGGTGCGCGAGCCGGCGGTGCGCCACACCTTCGGCGCGGCCGAGCAGACCGGGCATCTCGCGATGACCATTGCTGGCCAGGAGCCGGCGGTGATCGCGCCGACCGTGGTCGAGCCCGCGCCGGCTCCCACCCCAACCCGGCGCCCGCGCGCCGGACCCCTTCGGCGCCGGCGTTTTCTTCCCTTGGGCGACCGGCGCCGATCCCCTTTCCACCAGCGAGATAGCCGATGCCGGACGCACCGCCGCCTGAGCCGCTGAACCTGCTGGAGGTAAAGCAGAACCTGCGCGCGTCAGTGGCCAGCACGGCCGAGGACGACCTGCTGCGCTCACTTATCGTGGCGGCTCGGACGCACGTCGAGGGCGTGACCGGGCTGGTGCTGACGCCCCGCACGGTGACGGAGACCGCCCGGTCACTCGACCGCTGGATCGACCTCGCTTCGTGGCCGGTGAACAGCGTCACCGCCATCCGCTACCCGACCGGGGACGGGCTGGTAGCGCTTCCCGGTACGTCGTGGACCTATAGCGCCGTGCGCCGGCCGGTGCGGCTGCTGCCGACCGTGTCGGGCTGGGCCGCGAACGCCTGCGGCGGCATGGGCCTGCCGGCCGAGATCGATGTCGAGGCCGGCTACGCCAAGCCCGCCGACGTCCCCCAGCCGGTCAAGCAGGCCATGCAGCTGCTCATTGCCCACTGGTGGGGCAACCGGGCAGCCGTTGAGGTCGGTGCCCGCGCGCAGGCTATCGAGATCCCGCTTGGCGTCGAC